ATACTTTCGTTCTATGTAGAAGATACAATAAGAATAAGGGATACGTTTCATATTACTTCTTTTTAATGATTAACTTAGCTTGCTTATGTACTTGCTTATAATTAACATTCTCTAGAATATCACTTGCAAGAAATACATATAAATTCACTGAAGTACTAATTGACATACTGGGTTTTTTAGATTGTACCCATATAAAATCTCCAAGAGTACCGGGTCCTCCCTCTACTACAAAGAAAAATTCATTTGCAGGCATAGAGTTATATCTCATACATAATATAGGGAGTTTATTTGCCCTTTTAGCATCCTTACTTGCTTGTTCCCAGAATCTTAGGATATCACAAGTTTTATTACCAAGAAGTACATGTTCGAATTTGATATCTTTGTAGTTTTTACATTCAATTGATATCTTACATCGATGAGCATGTTTTTCATCTGTACAGGTTAAATCAGAAGTGGCATCCTTATTAGAATGCCAAGCTCCTGAACCTGCCCGATTCCTTTCAAATTTGAACCCGGTCCACTGAGTAAACCAGGCTCCTATTTTTCTTTCAAATCTGTTTCCTTTATTTTTTGAGTTCATAGGTTAATGTCTTGTAGTTATAACATTATAGTAAATTATAACTACTTAGGCCATTGACTTTTTCGACTTGCAGGATTTTCGTATTTGATAGAGGAAGAGAATCCAAATGGGTAATTAAGAATAGGGTTTTATCTGCAAAGGTATGTCTGATTAAAGAAGTTACTACTTCTACATTATCCGAGCTTAATGATTCAAATACCTCATCCAAGAAGGCAAGGTTTATACCTTTAGACATTGTAAGAGATTCGTTCATTGCAAATGCCATTGCCACATTTACCAATTGTTTTTCTCCACCGCTAAGTTCATCATAATCAATAATTTGCCCATCTCTTTCTATTAAAGTAAAAAATTCTTTTCTAGCGGTGCCAAGGTCTATATTAAATTCAATCCTAAATCCCAATACTTGAGAATATTTATCAAGGGTTCTATTTAACATATCCAAAGATGAATCGAATAAGTAAGCCTTGATTCCGTTGTTACCAAGAGGATCATTGATTAACCAATTGTAGTTCTCTAACTCCAACTCCTTGTTATGGTAATCTTCATCTACCTTACGAAGAGTTTTTCTAATCTCCTTAAGTTTCTCTTTATATTTAGGAGACATAACCTTAAGTTTCTCTTGTTTGAGCTTTTCCAACTCTTCATCAATATCAGCAATATCAGAAGCAATATCATCACATTCTTTTTGAAGTCTCTTATACTTCTCATTCGTAGTTCTCAACTCATCCAACCTACCCAAAGCATCTTCATACTCTTCCTGGAGTTTATCCGAATTTATGATTGCTTTATAGATAATATCTACGCTCTCTTTAGCACGTTTGTAGTGGCCTTTATCTAACTGTATCTTAAGTTTCTTTACAAAATCTGGTAATGATACTCCTGAAATATTACGATTGTGTTTTATTTTAGATTTAAGACCATCTACATAATCTGTATGTTTCTTAATCTTAACTTTAAGACTCTGCTCTACCTCGTCCTTAAGTTGTTGCTGCTTTTTAATAAGTTGCTTAGTTAGGTCCTCCCTATCTTTCTTTAATTCTCTACGTTCTGATTTGATTTTCTCTTTAAAACCCTTTTCCCTATCTCGTAAATCAAAGTAAGCTTCTTTATTTGCTTCTAACTCTTTCTTTAATATAGCAGATTGACGTTCTACCTCATTGGCCTGAGCTAATAGGTTATTTTTATCCTGCATAGCTATACCTTTGGCAATATTAAGAAATTCCAAATCAAATACTTCTTCGAATATCTTCTTCTTATCTGAATTAGATTCTTGTATCAACCTTTTAATACCCTGACCAAACATAATTGAATTCATGAATAGAGAGTAGGATAAACCAAGCTCTGCATTAATGGCATCTTGGAGTTTATTCTTACCTTTTACATTCACTACCTCATTATCTTTCATAAGGATAAGTCTATCTTTACCCTTAGCTCCATCCTCAAGAACTATGTTACATTTCTGACATCGGATAATTTTATAAATATGTTCTCCTTTTTGAAAGAATACCTCTACCATTACTCCCTGGTAATCTTTTGGTCTTACCTTTTCCCAGGTAGTTACTTCTGATACTCCCTTTAGATTTTTACCATATATTGCCCATACCAATGCCGATAAGATAGTTGATTTACCTTTACCATTAGATGCCTTGATAAGTATGGTACAATTTGGATTTAAAGGTATGTGTAGGTTCTCTATTGAACAGAATCCTACTACGTTCATTGTTGTAAATGTTAACATGATTCAGCTTTTTTAAGTATGTCAATCAGTAGTTCTTTCTTATCTTGCTCGGTTATACCCTTTTCCTTAAGATACTTCCTTGCTAGAGCTTTCTTAGAAAGTTGCTTAGTAATTTTATGGTTAGTATTTACTAAGTTACTAGTTTTCTTAGGTAAAACAGTATAATAATTGCCATCATCTTTAATATCCTCTTCAGATTCTACATCTACGAATTTAGGGAATTGCTTAAGGTGTACAAATTGCATAGATAAATCAGAATAAATCTTCCAATAACCCAATTTACAATCCCTATCTGTTCTTCTTTGATGATTAGGTGCTCCTATCATATAAACCTTCTTTGATAATCTTTGAGGTTTATGTATATGACCACATAATACAAGGTCAAATCGGTTCAGGATATTTACATTGAGATTTTCTACAGAATCAACTTCTCTACCATCAGTATCCTTTGCTCCTGGATAATCCGTATGAAGAAGGAGTATGTTCTTTACATTCTTATCTAGTTTAAGTTTCTTAAGATATTCACTTAGACCCACATTATTATCAATATAGGGAACTCCATAAATGTGGTAATCTCCATAAGAACACCATTTAATTCTGGTTAGATTAACACAACTCATAAAATTCTTATGAAATACAAAAGGCCATCCCTTAGTTATCCCATCAATACGATTTACCGATTTCAAATCGTGATTCCCGTCTATATAAATCATTCTGAATTTCGGATAATTACTTTCTAACCTATCGAATTGTTCAGCAACAAAGATTGCTAAGTCTTGGTCAATTGATTCTGGCTTATGAAATAAATCCCCACAGAATAAAGCAGGACATTTGTACTTTTCACATTGACCTGCAATAACGTCAAGGACCTTGATACTATTCAAGGTCCTATTGTTGTTCTCATTGAATTTTGCCCATAGATTTATGTGCAAATCCGAGAATGCTATAAATACTACTTCCTTACTCATGAAGAAAATCAATAATAAGTTTCTTACGAATATCCAAATTAGCTTCTCTTATACAGAGAACTTTGGTTTCACCATACAGGGATTTGATTACTCCTTCTGTTGCACCATATTCCAAAAGTTGATTCTTAAATATATTCTTATAGATAGAAGATATTTCCTTAGTTGGTAAGAATCCCCACAAGTTCAATACGTTATCCATTATAGAAGATATTAAGAACTGGAAGTAATTATTCTCTATTCGTTTGCCATTATCTTCCATAACCCATTCCTTTACCATTGCAGTAGTAAAGTCTAATAGAATGAGGTGAGTACATTGCTGATTGAGTAACATCTTGCAAGTTTCGAAGAAGTGTTCCATTTCACATTTAGGAACATTCTTGGCTTGTTTATAATAGAAATAAGCAGCTAAATCAAGATAGCTCCTATCTGTAACGAATCTATCTCTGTCTCTAAACATTTTATTTCTCAGATTCATTACCTGAAAGTCTTCCATTAATAAATCCTTTGAATCTCTTTCTAACATCTCTTTATGAGACATATCTTTTGTTTTAGGGATTAAATCTGATACACTACCAGATATAAAATCTAGTACCGGAGGATATTCTGATACATCAAACTTAATCATCCCGGGAACTTCCTTTGCTAAAGTGGTTTTCCCAACTCCACTTGCACCTGCAAACATGATTTTCATTCGGATAACTCTTTAAAAGGTTTAATAAATTCTTTAGTTAGGAACGAAGCAAGAGAATACTCTATGCACAACTTCCTAAATTTATCATAGTTGAAAGTCTTCTTTCTTTTGATAGGCATCTTATCTAATGGTACATTACCTACAAACCAGAATAAGTCAATGAGTTTACGATTTCTATCCCAAGCTTCTTGATACTCCTTGTTTGGCTTAGCTTCCAAATATCTGTAGATTGACTTATATTCGTCTAATATCTTTCTTGCAGTTACTGGACCTATACCCTTAAAACCTGGGATATCGTCAGAAGTATCACCTACCATTGCAAGATACTGAACAGTCTCATGTGAATGATAACCGAAGAGTTCTTTACAATTGCCCACTCGAATAACTTCATCTTTTCTGGGGTTTAATATTCTAACGTTCTTGTTTAACAATTGATTAAAATCCTTATCGGATGATACTAAGATTACATTATCCGAACGATAAGTATTAATAATTAGGTATGCTAAGAAATCATCTCCCTCATATTGAGTTTTATTCCTTTTATCAAAGATATAAGAAATTCTTAGCATACCCAATATCTTCATTATGATTGCCTTTTGTATTTGCAAGGATTCATAATCAACCGATATATTTTTTCTATGGCCTTTGTAATTAGGCAATAACTTATCCCTTACTGGTGAATGACCATTATCAAATGTTATAACTACTTCGTTTGGTTTAAACCTTGTAAGATACATATGAAGTGATTTGAAAAATCCGAATATTGCTCCACTTGGTTTTCCGTCTGTAGATTTAAGTTTCTCGAACTTATGAAAAGATTGATGGAGAATATTCTCCCCATCAATCAATAATACTGTTTTCTTACTCATCGTCTTCCTCCTCGTCTTCCGATTCGTTAAATGATTCATATTCTACTCCATCTACTGGATATAAATTAGTAGTCAATGCTACTATCTTCTTTCTAGTTGTACCGATAGTATTTATCTCGGCCTTCTTTAATAGTTTACGACGAAGTTCATCATCCTCTTCCAAAAGCTTTTGGAATTTTTCTTCCCCTCTTGCAAGAGTTTTTCCTTTGAACTTATATACTCCACCTGAAGATTTTTCTATGATATCATTTTCTACCAATACATCCTCAAGAGCATAGCATCTATCAAAACCTACTTCATGGAACTTAGGATTGAAGTAAACCGGGCACTTACTGATTGTAGGTCTTGGAGGAGCAACCTTATTTTTAATAAGTCGGATTGTGACCAATTTACCAGCTTTCCGTTCTTTACCTTTCTGTTTAACAGTGATAGACCTGCCTGAGTAAAAGGCAGCTCTGATTGAAGCGTAGAACTTAAGTGCTGCACCTCCTGTAGTAGTTGTGTTATCTTTTCCGAATCCGACATTTAAAGCAGTTCTTAATTGGTTAATGTAAATCTGTGTAACTCCTAATCTATAGAATAATTCACTTCTGATACGGAAGTATTTGTAAAGAGCTTTTGCTCTACCTCCCATTTCAGCCTTACCCTCTACCATTTTAGAATCTATGTTATCTGCACAATCCATAGCAGCAATAGAATCTATCACTAAGAGAATCGGTTCATTATTAGTTAATTGAGAACGAAGATAGATTGCTAAATCTGCTACTGCATCGGAAATATACTCTATACGAGTATCGGTTAATACTGTAACCTTTTCTGGGTCTACACCATTTGCTTCAGCCCAGGAGTTCATCCAAGATTGTTCAGCATCTACCCAAATTACATGACCACCAAGTTGTTGACAAGTGTATGCAAAATTATAAGCAATAAGGGATTTACCCGATGATTCTTCCCCAGCTACTTCAAGGACTTTACCAAAGGGTATACCACCACCAAAGGTATAATTGAGAGCAAAGAAAGTAGATGGTAACCATAAGTTTGATTCTACTGTATCTGAAGCCAATCTCATGATACTACCATATTTCTTTAATATCTCATTTTTTGTTGGTACCTTTAAACCAACCTTAGTTTTCTTTGCCATATTAAATTCCTCTTGATTTTAAAATATTCATTGCCTGATTCAATACGTTTTTCTCTTCATCGGTAAACTTCATGAGACTAACCTTGTCGAATACAAGTTCTACTATGTGATATCCCATGAAGGGTACTTCAGACCTCTCTCCATTGGGTAATTCTACTTTGGCATACATCCATGATAATATCATTTCTGCCATAAGAGGGTCTACCAATTCCAATATTAAAACAGGATGTTCCCAAAATTGATTATTTCTGTATATTCCAGATTCTTTATATTTCTGTTTAACCCTTTCAGAAAAATCCCTCACCTTTGCATAATCAAAGTCTGGCCCAATATCATTAATTTCACAAAATCTTCTTATAATCTTTGACTTATCTTCATCTGATAAGTTTGCCCAATATTCTTTTGATACCATAATGTAATGTATTTAGACTAAAGAAGGTGATAACTGAACGAATCTAATTACCACCTTCGAATGAAACCATATATTAACTAACCTTTAAATGTCGGATTTGTAACGTTTCTTCTTTTTCTTTTTGGGTTCATCATCTTCCATGTAATGGTCTCTATGAATCCCTTTCTTTTTTGTCTTTTTCTTTTTGGGTTCATCATCCTCATCATCTCCTCCATGATCTTCATTTAAGAACTTAGCAAGAAGTTCCTCCAGTTCATCGTAAGATTTAATTTGAGAACGAACTATACCTTCCAGGTCTACATTACCCTGGTACTTCTTGTCCAATTTGGTTGGTTTACAAGCCCGAGCAGAATAGGTAGTATCAAGCTTACCAGAACCAGAACGAATAATTTTGATATCGTATCCATTTCTTGGGTCTGTCATATCACCAGCTTCATCCTCATCGAGGTATAAGTCGATAATATCTTGATAAACAGAGCGTGGAACTAGAACTCCCTTATCTTTACCTTCGTAATCAAATTTAGTTCCTTTTTCGTCTGCATAGACCGGACCACCAATAACATATCTTCTTCTTGGTACGAGAGTTTTTGCAAGTTCCTTGTCATCCTCATCCTTTGAGTTTTTCAATTCTTGATATTTTTCCATGAAGGGGCATGGTTCATCAAAAGTAGCCGGAGATATTACTCCTCCCAGATTACCTCCAAGATAGAACTGAACAATTTCTATACCCAATTCCTGGTCATCTCCAGGAGATTTGATTCTCATACGTAAAGTACCTTCTTTAGGGAATACCAAACCATTTCCGTTTCCCTTAGATTCTAACTGTTTCTTTCTAGCTAGCATCTTTTCCTTTGTAGAAAGTCCATCTGATGAAACTTTCTTCTTTTTCTTTTTGTCAAGTGCCATATTAATCGTTATTATTTGGTTCTGAGTAAATTATCTCATTCATACTTAACACCGTTAAAGTGTTCTTTTCCAAAAGTTGTTGTAAGCCTGGGGTAAGCTTGTCTGTTTCAAATTCCAGTTCCTTACCGGCATACAAACCATAGGTAACTATTCTACCTATTTGCACCAAATCCCGGTAAGTTCTATACTCTTCGGTAATCTCACCGAGTTTAACTATAACTCCCTTACGAGGAACTCCCTCTTTTACCTGTTCCGGAATAATAAGCCCGGACCGAGTTTGGTTTACTTCTTTTGGGGATAAAATAAGAACTCTGTTTTCAGTTGGACATCCTGGTAATTGATTATCAAACTGAGCTGCTACCATAGCAGAGATAAAAGATAATGAATAATTCATATTCTTAATTCGTTTTTAAAAGTTAGTAATTACTTATAGTTATTATTGTTGCTTCCTCATGTTGGCATTAATAGTCCTCAAGATATTCTCTCTAGACTCATAAGCTCTACATATTGTAATATACTTGTTAGCCTTTTCTACTGCTTTCAAATATCGTTGATATATCGATTTATATTTTGGGGATATGTTAGCCTTATGAGCAACGTAATCATTATTGAATCTTTCATTAGATTCTTTAATAAATATCCAAGCAGCAGAATAAGCTTCATCTTTTTCCCTTGCTAGAGCATCTCTTTCTTTAATATACTTATCTCTTAAAGAACAAAGTATATAATAACTAGTAGGAGATTCCCTTAACTGAGAATTAATGATATTTTCATTAATGGATAATTCCTTAGCAATATCTATGGTTATGATATTACCTTCGAATTTAACCTTTAGTTTCTTCAGTTCCGTCTTCATGTACTTTCAATAAATTCTTAAAATCTTCTTTTGAATATTTACCTTCTTGAATTGCTTTAGATACCTGAGCAAATGCGCAATGATATGCAATATCTAAACCAGGCAAATGAAGAATAGATTCGTACTTACCAATTATATCGATTAAAGCCTTGAATCTTAGGTCGCATAGATTATCTGTCCCTCCTCTATCTACTAAAGTCATAAACAAAGCCCAATAAATATGGGTAGCATCTTCATAAGCTAACCTTGCATCTTCATCCTTCATTACTCCAAAGGCTAAATCCTCTAATAACTTTAGATTCGATTGAAGTTGCTCTATCTGAGACCTTACTCTATTGAATACCATCTTATCTCTACCGACTAATCTCAGATTACATTGGTCTAATTGATGATTAAGATTTTGGATAGAGAACTCTAAACAAGCAGATATCATATAAGTTAAAGATGATAGCCTATTTGTATTCATTATTTGTTCTTCAGTTGCCATAGTTTATAATATTTTATTATTTTATGTTGTCATAGTATCCTCTTTCTTCACTTCTGTAGGTGATTTTGGATTTTCTTTATGATGTAAATTCCTATTACAAGCAGGGCATTTTACTAACTTAGCATCTGCAAATGTATGCGAATCTACTTCTGAATAATCATATTCAAATTCACAATCACAGTATGGGCACTTAGCTCGCCATACGGTGGGTCCGTTCAAAATCTTTTTCATATCTCTTTATTTGTTTGTTAAATCTTTCTTTAAACTGTTTGATGTGAATATGCTTATATTTCTTATGCTCTTCCATATACTCCTCTACCGAGAAATCTGGTTGTAACATCTTACGATAATCATACCCAGGAATAAATGGCAATTCCTCTGCCATAGTTCTACCAATGGTAAAGTCCATGTCCATATCAACATCATCAACTTGAAATCCGAAATACCTTTTCGTACTCGGATTACGTAGGATATTCCAGATTGTATATACAGTCCATGTGTTAATATCTTGGGGTTTAGAATACATATATACAGCATCATGTACTGTACAAGCTTCTTTCATCATTGGTAATTTACCTTGTCTCATTAACCAATAAACAAGGATAGCTCCGAAATTGGTCATATTTGCTGCAGCACCCTGACATGGGAAATTAAGACCTAAACGAATTGCATAAGCAACTTCTTGCTTATCATTTGAATATATTTGTGGGAGTCTTCGTTTAGTACCAAATAATTGGGTGTAATACCCATGCTTACGAAGGAATTTCTCTTGTTTCTCTTTAAACATCCTAATCTTAGGATGTTGACCAAAGAATACTTCCATTTCCTTTGCTGCTTCTTCTGGTGTAACTATAATACCCGCTTTTGGGTCGGATAGTTTAACTGCTAGCAATTTATTACCAATTCCATAAATAAGTCCAAAAGCAATCTGTTTAGCTTGCTTTCTCCTTACCTTCCATAATTTATAATCCGGATGTGTTTCATCTTCATAAGCTTTACTTGCTTCTTCAATTGAAACACCATACTTTGCTGCTGCTATACCAAGGTGAGGGTCTACTCCTTTAGCAAATGCTTCCAGATAGGTTTCATCTCCAGATAAATGAGCCATCATTCTTAACTCTGCCTGAGAATAGTCGAATGCCATATATAAATAACCTGGAGGAGCAACTAATTGTTTCTTGATATTTGGGTCTACTGATGTCTTTGGTATTTGCTGCATATTTGGGTCAGCCGAACTAAATCTATTAGAATCAGTACCATGTATATTATACCTACCATGTAATCGAGAATCATCTTGAACTTTCTCATGCCAACCCTCAATATAAGTAGTATACATTTTCTGCAAACCTCTTAATTCAAGTAGCTTATCAAGGAATATTGCTTTTGGAGATTCTGGGTCTTTTATTGTTAACCTTAATTCAACCAAAGTATCTTCATCGGTACTTGGCTTACCCGATTCATTATTTTTAATTACTGGGAATTTAAAACCAGAATCTGAATACATGAGTTGGGGTAAATCAACTGGACTACCAAGATTAAGAGGTCTTATAAGTTCCTGTTCTTTCTTGGTAGTAAATATCCCTGCACGAATATTAGATATTTTCTGTTGTCTTGAATCAATCTTACGTTTGTCTTTTGGGTCATTATAATCTAACTCTTCAAGTTCTTGGTAAATAGATTCGATATATCTTTCAATTTTACCTTGGTTATATTTTTTGGTAAACTTCTTTACCCTTGGTAAATCATAGATTGCCTGTCTAGCAGCCTCAATTTTTGGTTTATATTCCTCAAGCAATTTCTGATTGAAATCTCTATCAAGATATAATCCCTCTTTCTCTACAGAAGTTAATACCCGAGAATTACACATGAATAAATTACGAAATACCGAATACATCTTTAAGTCAATTAACTTCTTCTCAAAGAATATCATTAATCGTAATGTAAAGTCTGTATCTTGACAACCATATTTACATAATGGGTCTAATTCCTTCTTATCCCATGGTATCTTATCGAATTTATCTTGCTTTTCATAATCACCGTATTCAGGTAAATATCTTCTAACCATATCCTTTAGACCGTGAGGTTTTTCCTCATTGAGAACATATTTTGCAAGCATCCCATCAAGGCAAGTACCCCTATAATAGATGTGATACTTTTGATTAATCTGGTCATCGAATTTCCAGTTCCATGCAACCTTTACAATATCATAATTCTCAATAACCTCTTCCCCAAATTTCCTTAACATCCTCTTCCAATTCCACCCTGGTGAAGTATATTCTTTGGTTTGGAAATGGTCTAAGGGAATAGAAGCACCAAACCCTGGCATCCAAGATACCGAGAGAATAGTTGGCTTGAAACTTTTGTTATAGATTGGTTCAGCATTAGTTTCGTAGTCACAGCAAGCATAACCAGTTGCTTTGCAACAAGCAATAAGTTTCTTGAGTTCTCTTTTATTCTTAATTATCTTATATCTCGTTTCCATATATTATAAATAGAAAGAGGGACATACCCACCTGTAGTAGATACATCCCTCTAATATTAGAATGAGTCCTGTAAATCTTCAAGATTGGTATTTAGGTATTTCCAATCTTTCTTGTAAGAATGAAGAGAATCGATTGTATGATATAAGTAACCTGGTTTAACTCCAACCTCTTTAGCTACATATTCCATAAGTTTCCATGCAAGGTATACATCATTACCAAAATGAGTAACAAAATCTGAACTCCTTTGATGATAGCAAATATGTAATACCTTCTCTCCTTTACCATTCTGACGGATAAGGAAATCATAATACATAGAACATGGAATACGTTTACTTCCATCGAGAAATCTTAAATCCGTACCATGGAATATAGGGAGTACTGCCTTACGAGTATCATTATCCCTTTTAAGTAGTTCGATAACAGATTGCATTGCAGAATCACAATTAAATGATGTACTACCATACAGATATAATTGATTCCAAATACGTTCTGGATAGGTATAATCAAATCTACCATTTACCAGGAACTGTTCCCATAAATCTTTCCTCAGTTCCCAAGCTTTACCAGGATTTAATTCGTACCAACCAATTCTTTCATCAAACTCGGCATCTGCCCATTCTTTTGAATGAGAGAATACAAATAACCATACCGGGTCTCCGAGTGAAGTTAAGCAATACTGTTGGCAAATGAGTTCCTTAGTTTCGAATCCCTCTTTACCTTCAATGACTTGATTCTGATAGGTCTTTGGTTTTACAGTTTGACCATAACTGTTGAGTTCTCTGCCAAGTTCTGACATTAACTCAAAAGAATTACTGTAGATTCTCATTCTTCTGTTTCTTTAAAAGTTTCTTCTTATATGCTTTACGTTGAGAATAGGATATCACATTTTCTGGATATTCTATATCTTCATATTCTAATAGCAAGTCCTTTGCTAACAAAGCTTGGTATTCATATAAGTCCGGACGAAGTACTTTAAAACTTCGAAAGAATACCTTAAAGGAAGACCACTCCTTTTCTGTACCATTTTGGATTTTCTTATAAACCTCCTTAACCCTTTTAGTCCAAGGATTATCTATACCCTTGATTACTTTCTTTAGGGGTTTATAAGCCGAGTACATTAAGAGTGTTTCTACATTCCCATACATTTGAGTCGCAAATAGGTTGATTTGTACTGACTGGTCCGGCCCATACACATATTCTGCCATCCGTTGAATTAATAGGAAGTCGAATATTAACCTTTTTGTAATCTCTGATGCTCTGATTACCATTGTAATAACTGGGATGTCCTCTTGAAATCTCTTCGAAAAAGTCGCAGCAATTAAACATTGTTTACCATTATCATGATGATTGTTAAACATATACGTAACATTGTAATTCTGATTATATTTGTTTTTCAAGATTCTTAATTTGCTACGTAAGAGGTCTAACTTATTAAAATCAATATAATTATTCAATAAGCTCGTCCACTTAGTTTCTTTGTAATTAAAACACCTGCCGTAATCAAAATCTGGGTCTACCCATGCTTTACGTATTTTTATAAACACATTGTATGCTACTGCAACTCCACTGTTTGCAGTAGCACCCTTATCAAAAAGAACTGGGTCTAACCTTAAGAAAGCCTCGTTCAATTTCTCCCATGCCTCTTGTGAAGTAGCAAACTCCAAAGAGTGGAGGGTCTCCTCCGTATTAGATTGAAGACCCTCTAATTTTCTATTCCATCCACTCATTAGTAATTTGTTTTTTGTCTCCAGAGGTTAAGTCTTTGTTTCTTAAAGAATAACCTATAGATTGATTCATCTGAAAATCCCTGGATACCCAAGAATCCCATATATAGATAGAAAGCTTTTACCAAAGAATACTGAAAGTCTAATTCCTTAGTCATTACTTGGGTTTGTTTCCAAGGTCTACACTTAAGAAGATTCCTTGCAATATTCAGTTCATATACTACATCGAATAATAATACCTTCTCTTCTTCATGAGAAGCTTCGCTTAAGGTATTAAACCCGGGAGTATAATCCTTTACTGATTCATGGTCTTCATCAATCATTCTAAATCGATTAACTAAACCTATACTACCTTCAGTAACCATTGCCATACCAAGAGTGATTATATCCTTTAAGTCTTTTACCTTAAAATCAGAATAATCAATTACATAAGAAGTTCCCCATGAGAAGATGTCTTCTGGTAGAATGTTTGCAAAGTGAAACAAAGTGAATAGGAATCCCAGAGCATCTCCTTGTTCTTCATTGGCATTCTGTAAATGATTAAGTACTTGAGTATATTCATCCTCTGTAAGTTGTTCGATATTCCATCCCCACTTCTTACATATCTTTACTACCTCGGATGTAGATTCATAACCTTCCATTAGTTCTTCAATAACCCTGGCAATAAAATCCTTAAGAACTACCTGATTTTGGTGATTATTGATATCAACTGGGTAATCCGGTAACTTTTCTATTTGCCTGTAGCCGTCTAATTGTTCTAACGAAAGAGAATACATTGCTTGTAAATACGTACCTACTTCTAAAGGAGGTACTGTTTCCTTAATATTTCTGATATCCAAAATATACTCCTTTCTTACTTACTTCCTGTTGAATTAAATCCACCTTCACCTCTTGTTCCCCACATTTGAGATTCAGAATAAAACTCTTCTGATTGAATCTCTTCAGGTTCTGTGAGATAGATTGGTACATGAATAAATTGGGTTGCTTTCTCATCTACTCTTAGAGTCTGTATTACTCGACTGAGATTGATTATACCGATATGAATCTCTCCTACATAAGGAGAATCTACAATCTCGGCAGTATACAGAAGACCTCTTTTAGAAGCAAGCCCAGACTTATTAGCTGCCATGAGCATTGACTCTTGAGGTTCAATAAGAGGTTTAATACCTGATGGAATAAGGATTCTCCCTCCCGGATAAATCTGAATATCAGTTACGAAGTTTGTAGTTGTATTTACTCCCAACACAAAATCTGGAGTAAAATGATTTGGAGATTGGTTTGCCTCAATTTGGATTAATTGTTGAGGGTCTAAGTTTCTTGGGATATAGAAATCCAAACCTGCATCACCTACATTACCTCTTGAGGGAGTCTTTACGTCTCTTACTTTAATAAATCTGAATCTGTTCATAATATATTACATTTTTTTAAAAGTTGTCCAAAGGTTAATCCTCGTTGAGGAGTTACTCCGAGTGAATGACAGAATCTTTCTACGTCATATTCACCCTGCATAAACAAATCAGCAAGAACATCATCTTGCCGTACATAATAATTTGGGTTGTTAAGATATAACTTAAACATTGCCCATATCATTCTTAACTTATTGACCTTTCCCATTGCATTCTCTATAAAGTTCTCTAATACGTTTCTTAGGTACTTCGAATTTCTCAACTGTCTTTGAGATAATTTCTTTTCTGTCTTTCCCTTTCCGAATCAAGCCTCGGATGTATTTCTTGATACCAACCGTGTCTTCTAATACATCCAAATCTTTGTATTGATTCTTCTGTTCTAATTCTTTCCTTGTAATGTTCAAGTTCTGGGACATCTTGAACGCACATAGTTCTGAGTCTCCGCATAATTTACACTCTTTAGTGGATAAATCATACCCAATACCAAAGCATGGGTCTCCATTACTTCCCAACTGAGAGATATCCAAGGGTGTTAGGATATCCTGCTTGGTTAAGTCAGGAAGCATTTGTTTTTTCTTTGCCATAATTAATCATCTATTTTTTTTTCTGTTAGTCTTATGACTGAATCTCCAATCTTCAATTCCGACTCATACAGTGGTAAGTAGGAATGTCCAATTGCATTAATAAATAGTTTCCTGATATCACCCAAGTGTTGTGAGTAACGAGAATCAGTATAAGTTAGTACTCTAACTTGCAGTCCTGAACAGAAAAATAAATCAAAATATACTTTATACTCATTAGCCATTACCTGAGTAGATGATATATCAGATACCCATACCAATGAAGTACAATTAAAAACATGGAGAGGTGTTAGTTCCTCTCCAATTATTTTATCAACCAGCTTCTTATATAACTTAATAATCATAACTCTTAAGTGTTACATTTTGATGTTTACAATGAGGACAAGTCCAATCCTTAGTATGCCAAGGACCTCTTAAATCCTTTATATCGCTCTCCTTGAATTTCTTCTTGCAATGATGGCATTTGTATTTGTATTCATTACAATCATACTGAGATGAATAGAGATAAAGTATTCCGATAATCACTCCCAGTACTGTAAGTATTAATAAGTATTCCATATCTTTTATTCTTATGATTAATGCCCTATGTCCATCTATTAGATTAATTACTTCCTCCTACCGGAAAAAGTAATTATCCATAGTACTTAATAGAACAGATTAAGTAAGGTATTCTCATAAAGAATGAATAGGATGATTCTTCCATATCTTCTCTAACAGAATAACTTTCAATTCTTGTTTTTGATAATATTGCTTCCTATGTTTACCATGCCTATTAAGATAAGGACCTGGATAATGTAAGTCATCAAGATAAACCTTTTTCTTTGAGGAATCTGTTCTAACCAAACGACCAAGGAACTGAATAGATTTTTCCTGGCTATCCATTGATGCTGCATTAAGTAAATACCTAAGCTTAGGGAAGTTTTTACCTCGAGCAATGATTGTAGTTGATACCAGGATATCAATCTTGCCTTCCCTAAAATCTTTCATTATTTGTTGTCTTATCTTTGAAGGAGTATCTACATGCACACAGGCAATATTATATTTACTTCCTAGCTTCTTTTTAAAGTATTTGCATAATTTCTCACAGTGTGCAATAAATTTACATACTACGAGTGCAGGATATCTACCTTGTTTAATATTCCATTTAAGTCTGTCATAAACCATCTTTCTGGCATATTTATTGAAGGTAATAGAATCATCATATACCTCCTTATAAGATACTTCTTCTGATTCCCAATTACCATACCAAGGTTTACTTGGTACCATCTTTACGATTGTACGAGTTGAATAACCCTTCTTGATAGAGTCCTTAAGTTTAAACTCTGCAAGTACTTTACCAAAGAATACTTCAAGATTCATATTCTTTACTTTGTCTTTTGCAAGCTTACTCATATAAATGGTACCAGATAATCCTATACGAACTCTGGTATTAAATAAACGAGTAAGTACATTCTGATATTGCTTACTACCTGCTTGGTCAGCCTCATCTACCAAAACCATATCCACCTTTGCTAATTCATTCTGATAGAATCTCATGTTACGAGAAATAGATTGAACCATGCCGATTGTAAAGTTACTCCAATTTAATACTTTACCTTGAACAAATGTAATCTGTTCTCCCGGGAGGTATTTTTTAAATTCATCCCTAGCTTGATTCAACCAGTCAGAGTCATTAGTTATTAGCAAAGTCTTTAATTGCTTCTTATAAGATAAGTAAAGAGACGACATAATAAGAGTTTTACCTGCATTAACAGTATAATCTAAAACTCCAATTTGGAAAGGTACTTTACCTACCTTATTATTGATTACTGCTTTAACAGCCTTCTCTTGTTCTGGTCTTAATTTATATTCTCCTATCTTCGTAACAACTTTACTGACTTTAGGTAAAGGTTGTCGCATATCTACAACTTTAGGTTTAATTCCGTACTCAGTACACTTTTCATATACTGCTGGAAGTAAACCTATTTTAAATTCACCATGCTTGTTAATGTAATGAATCTTGCCGTCCCAGTTCTGCATACCTCTTTGCCTTGTACGTAAGTAGAAAGCATTTGGATGTCTAACCGAAAATTCCTGGTAGAGTTTCTGTGCGAACTTAAGAGGTAAGTCCAGTTCGCACATATTTCCGTTTTGTATTATTATCCTACTCATTTGATAATTACCGTTACACCCTTAGTAGCTTTATCCATTCCCATTGCTTCCTTGAGAAGTTTAATGTGATGTTCCTCATCAGCAACCAACTTATTCAATAAGTACATTACATCATCATAATCTGCCCGGTCATCGTGTAAGGCTACGTTATTCATAATCTTCTTGTAATGACCGATAGTTTCTATCTCCGAATCTAAGGCAATCTTCAAAGCACTTTGAGGAGAAAATCCTATTTCCACTTTAGGATAGATATCCATAACAGAATCCTGTTCATGAGGGTCTGCCTTTTGTAGAAAATCTGATAACTTGTCATAGTGTCTCATTTCTACCAAACCAATACCAAGCATTAACTCTGCAATGGGGTCAAACCTTGATGACTGTTGGGTATACATCAAGATAGCACTAATCTCGGAAAAAGGTTTATCCTTTAGTGCATCTTTAAACATATCAACAATTTCATCTGGCCAAGGTTCGATATCCTTGAAATCTGGATAGTCTACCGACTGGTCTGAATACTTGAGGACATCAATAAAAGCATTTGCTGCATCCTCTACTCTGTTACCTAAAAATTTTAAAGCTTTCATAACGTTATGTTTTTAATTATTAATCTTATCCCAGAGTGAGCCTTCAACTTGAGGTTCCTCTAAGGATTTTTTATTCTTATTTTTATATAAATACTTATTATACCTTTCTACTGCTTTATCAGTATATAACTGAGCAATATCTGGTAGACCATTACACCATGCTAGAGATTCAAACTGAGCATCTATGAAATCCTTATAATCCCAACCTTCTTCCTCTAAGAAGGCTGCTACATAAGCAAAGTGAACATACTTTTCAGGATTCTTTTCATATGATTCATATATACCAGTTGCTTTAGCAATCTTACTTACAAAGTAATCATGTACCTTAGCAGTGAGTTCTAAATCTGCTGACTGTAATTTAATCTCGGCTTCTGTTTGATTAGTAATGTTATCCTGCATGGATATTAACCTTTGCATAACATTACGATAATCTGTCATCCTCTTTAAACCAGTCTCAATGTATTTAATAAATCCTTCCCGAGTATCCAATTTAAAATCCTCACAAAAGGTATTACATATCTCAGCAAGCTTTTTACATAAAGCCCATTCCCTTGTATTACTTTCGTTTATTTTACGAACTCCTCTATGCTTAAGCTTTATACGAGTAGCATATAATATATCGGCAACAAGGGAAGCATTACCCTTAGATGCTAGTAATATGTTAGTTACTTTCTTAGTTGTCCCTTTATTAGAAACAACCACTGCTCTAGTATTTATTGCCTCTTTTCGTGCAATAACAAAAAAAGCCTCAACGGGGAAGTTATCTACCTCTAAGGTATTTAATATTTCCTCAAATTGAGACTTAGTAATGTGAATACTGGGTTCTCTCATTTTACTCTATTACAAACTAAAACACCATTAATACAACCCTCGTTATTATCTATTGGGCATTTCTTCCCATAAAGGTTTTTAGTGGGAGAACCAAATGATACATAATATGAACCTCTATTTGTACCAACATACCAAGTAACATTTTCGGGTAAGTTTAAAGTATAATCTCTAACTTTACCATCAACCATCTCACATCTGAAAACCATATTCTTCCTTGGTTGGGGTTTTTCAAACCAACTTACAACTGGGAAGAAATATCCCATAATTAAAAGAGCAGCCAAAACTATTGAAGTCTTAACTACATAATCGATTATCTTCATCATATCATTAATATTTTAAGTTATATAATATAATAGGTAATCCTTACTCCAAAGAGTTTCGGATTTGAATTAAATCTTGATAACTTTGATACCTTGTTTGATATACTAACCTAAGAGTTTCCTTTCTCCCTAAATCGTTTACATCTTTTCCTTCTGGTAAAAACACCACCTTGACTTTTTTATAGGCAACAAGTTTGAGCGCAAGATTGATTGCGTATTTCTTGGCGTCTGGGTCCAGCAATATAATAAATCTTTCGCATGAGGATTTAAGTAATTCATTGACTTGATATCCAGATATAGCTTTACCCATTGTGGCAATTCCTCTATCTCCAATAGTAAGGGCATTGAGTGCACCTTCACAGATGTATACCGACCTATACATCTCCAACGCATCATAATTAAATATGATAAATTCTTTGCCAACTCCTGTGATATCTTTGTTAGGGTTGTTATACCGAGGACCTTGCCCGATAACATTTCTCGCGTTATAATATCTAAGTTGTCCTCTGTAATAAAAGGGTATAATGAGGTACCCAAAGTAAGCCCCCTTTGTCGCATAGCCAATTCCATGCTTAGACAACTCAGAGATGACAAAGCCACGGCTCTTGACATATCCTCTAATGCTTTTTGCAACTTGTGACTGGCCAAGGTTAAGGATTCTAAATCCTTCGGGTAAGTACAAAGGCTTAGCTTCTGCAAGTTCAACCTTTTCTTCGTGAAATTCAAGCTCATCAAATTTTCCACTGTTTAAGAAATTAATTAGTTCATGGTATGTATCGAATCCTTCTATATCCATAACCAATTGAGAAGGATTCGGATGTTCATTACATCTAAAGCAATTGGTTCTATACATTGATAAGTTAACTCCCATTTTTAATTCCCTATGACAGTATGGGCATACTGGGAGTTTCATCCAGCCATGTTTATAATCAAATGCTCCAAGTCTTTTAATAAAGTAAGTCTTAAGTCTAGACTTAAACTGATTTGTTATTTTCATGGTTTCTAATTGCTTTACGAATTACCTTTCGGATTCTTTTCAAATCCTCAACGTCTAAGTTACTGATAGAAGTTGTTTGCCAACCATTATGAGATATTTCTAAAGCTAATCCATCAGTCCATCTGTCTTTTACTACTTCTACATTTTTAGTTCTCATTCCTCTTTTTCTTTTTACCACAGATTCTACAATAGGTTCTCGTACAATACTTATTATAATACTGAGCCCTCTTTCTACCTCCTTTGTGTGAAAATATAGCTCTTCGAGGTTTCTGTCGGGTTTCCCACCAATGCTCGGTTACCCAATCATGAATACCGAGTTTGCATTTATATATCTCCAGTTGTCCTTTCCCTTTTCTTGGAATCAGCATCAGGATTACCTTTCTTAAAAGATTCTTCAAGTTTCTTACCATATACTTCATCATAATTCTTTCTTTGTTCTTTAGTAAACTCTGTACATCTTTGCCTTTCTACATCACACCTAAATAAGGCTCTACCAGAAGGAAGACCATCCCTTTGTACTACAATCTCTGAACGAAGGATATTATCTTTCTCTTCTTGCTCTGTACTGTTAAGACCCATAATGAATTGAGCATTACGTACAATGGCAATAGAACCAGATATATCGTTCTCATCATATTTAGTTGCTTGGTGTTTCTTACCTTCACGAGTAATATGATGAGCAGTCCATACAACATCTAAATGCAAATCCTCAGCAAGATTCTGTAAGTCAATATATACATTTGAGATTCTATCAAAATCCTCTTTATCCTTTGCAATAGAAGCAAGCTTCCCTGCATAGTCAACCATCAATACCTTAATATCAATCCCTTGGCTCCTAAGAGTAAGTATCTTCTCCCTTATATAATTGCAGTCAGTAATTAATGCAGGTACTCTTTCAACGATTAATTCAACTCCAAACCTTGCAAGTTTTCTTAAATGCTTAGCCTCGAGTTTATCATAATCTCCAGTATATAATTCCTTCTTAGTTTTATTGATACTGGATTGAATGAAACGGTCCATGATTTGTTCTTGACCATTTTCTGTATCCACATAATAAACTGACTTCTTCATTCTAAGGTAACCTCTTGCAAGGTTAACCATGAAGAATGTTTTCTTTGCTTTAGGTTTATCCAAGATTACATTGATTGATGCACCTGGGAATCCTCCCGCATTGGTTAAATCGTTTAGTTGCCTAAATGGGCATGGTACTACTGAGGGTTCTGCCTGCCTTTTAAATTGACGTTCAGTAACATCTCGAATCATGAATAAAGGTTCATCCTCCTGTTTAGGTCTACTTCTTTGTAAAACCTTCTCTACCTTTCTAGAATATTCTTCGTACTGTTCGAAGTTATCTAAGTCGAATGAATCATTTAAGTTCTTCATTTCAACATAAGTAGAGAACTGATAGATTTTCTCTTTAATATATTCTGAATCGGATAATTGAATTGAATAAAGATTTTTGATAACCTTCTCGATGTTTGGGATATCATCCTTAGTAACCAGGTCAACATAGTTTTTAGATTCTAGCATTTCTCTGAGTACTTGTTTAAGGACATTCTGTGAGGGTATCTTTCTTTGCTTCTTGAAGTATTTAAGTATACCCTCACAAATTAAGGAATGTTCGATAAGTACTAAGTAGCTTGGTTTTATTCTGCTTAATACTAAACCTCCTTCCTTATCTTGAATGATGAACCTGAGAATCTCTAACTGAAAGTCAGGTGCAAAGCTAAATTTAATTTTATTCTTTTTCATACATTATTATATTGCAATATTATATACTAATAGATTTTGATAGTCCTCATGTAGTTCTGAACTCATGTCCACAATATCTAGTCTTCTTATCCTCAGCCGTTCGGTGAAATTTTTTGATATTCTTATATTATATAAAATATATTTATTATATTTGCATAACGAAATACTTAAAGAATATGAGGAAATGTAATGGAAACAATGGTTCAGAGCTTCATAGATTAAAACCCATGCAGGATTATGATGAAGCAATGTTTAATCGGTTATACAAAGTTTGTAAGCCAGTTATTCGGAACCTTACCAAACAGATTGATTACAAAAGGTTTAACCTTACGCCAGATATAATATCTTCTTATTTCTGGGATAAAATGTTATTTGTTTTTAATAAGTACTACGGTACTTGTAGTGAAGAACATCTTAAAGCAAGAATCCTTTCTTCTCTTGCTACATTTAAGAATAAGCTTCTTCGATTTGCCTATGGAGAGATTGCAGAATACAATCAGAACCTATTTAAACTTGAAGACTTATTTGATAATGATAAAGAGTTAGAAGATGACGATGAAGAGGTTAAGGCTAAGGAAGAAATGCTTGAATTATTATATAAGTATATGAAAGAGAAATTATCTCCAGATGCCTATATGGTATTTGAAGTATTACTTACTCCACCTCCTTATATTAAAGAACGAATTAAAGATGGAGAAAGAATCACCAATATAATGCTGGTTGAGTTCTTTGATATGCCTAGAACTAAGAAGTCGGTTAAATACATAGGAGAACTCAAACAAGATATCTTATATTGGGAAGAGAAAGCTAAAGAAGAACTTCACTACTAAACACAAAAGAAAAGGGGCGTTTCCCAACGTCCCTCTCCTATAATCCATAAATTAAAAGTTCTTTGTCAACAATATAAGTAGTTAAGACATAATATTATAGTTTTATAATGTATGCCAGTACGTAGTAAGGTGGCCTATTTTCGTGAGGTTGACCTCCACCTGCAGCCCTGGTATCATGGTCCCATAGGCATACATAAGAATTATCTCTATCAGTTTTATTACTACCAGAAAGGTTATTACCAATCCATTGAGTACCATTAGCTCCCACCAAATCTGAATGAGCCTCGATAAAGTAAGCATCTGCGAAATTGTGAACGTGAGATGGAATCTCTTGAGTTGAAAGAGTTACTTTTTCTTGGCCACCCGTATTACCAATCAAATTGTAATCCTCATTACCTGATGACCAGCCAACAATAAACTTACCCGATAAGTCTGGTGTCTGTAAGTCTTCTACAATCTGACCATTACATAAAGCCCAACCTTCTGGTACAGAAACTCCATTCCACATGGCAATTAGTCCTCTTGGTATATTAGCTCCTGCCATACCACCAAGCTTTTCATCAATGTAAGCCTTGATATCAAAGTTTGGGAATCCTTGTAATAGTCGTAAGAGAGTTTCTATATTGGCTTGTTGCATTCCATGGATAGCAGTATTATATTCTACTGGTTGGGGAAACTTTCCTGCATAAGGAACAATAGAATATTTCTCTACTGAGTTATCCATTGAATTAGTACCTTGCCCATATATACCAATTAATACCATTGAGGATTTGTCTACCAAACCTTGAGATACTGAAGCCATAGCTCTATTCACTAGAGACTCATATGATAATTCATTATCTTCTAATACATTTGTTTTTGACAGGTTTCTAGAATCCTTGGGTGTTGGGTATAATGGGTCTACTGATTTCTTGTACAGAGAATAGAACGAATTAGATTCATTCCAGAAAGCTCTGAACTGTACTGGGTTCTGTACAGGCTCTTCCAAAGGTGTATGGTAAGCAAATACAATCACATCCTCATTAGAACCCTTTGAGCCTTCAATATTAGGTATACTAATATTAGCACTATCAGAAATATAGATTGTACCATCCCTTGCTATACAACCAAAATTTGTATCTGGTCCTTCACCAGAATCTGCAGCTTTAGTCATATACCTTGAAAGGATTCTATCCTTTATTGCTTGATATGCAGGAGAAGTAGGTTCTCCATTAGGCAAGAGAGTGATTGCATTATTTACAATCGTTGCAGAACCAAATCCACAAAATGGACCAATGCCTACTGGTGCAGCTATAGCTTCAGCTGCATCCTTAGACTTTATTATACCTTCATAATCAAAATAGGTTTTCATAATGTATCTTCGTTATTGTTATTACTCTTATATTCTTTCGATTGGTTTTTCATATCTTGGAAAGCCTCTCCTACAGCCTTGAACTTGAAGGTTATCAATTTCCAAAAGATAGACCAGATACTGTACTTCTTTTCTACACCATGTAAAGTACAGATATGATTATAAATACTATCTATTTCAAAACAGTAACATAATACCATTACCGTTATAGATACTGTTATTGGATTTAATCCGTAAGGTTCTCCGATGGCTTTACCTATTACGGCACCCAGTAAGATGTAACACAGGTAATCAATGATTTTATTAAGAGTTCTTCTCCCGGCTCTAGATTTTCTTATTTCAATCTTCTTTGCCCTACTTGCAGATATCCCAAACCAAAAATCTGTAAGTATTAGTACAAAGGCTAATAAAATCATCCACCTCAAATCAAAGATAATGGCATAACATTCAGAAGTGAATCCAATGATACCAGTTTTAAATAATGTGTTAAAAGAGCTGCTTTCCATTTTGTTTATTCTATTTTAAGTGACCATTCTGTTCCTTCCGGAACTAATATATTAATACCTTGTTCCGAAATATCATTGGATTCCCAAGTAAGTTCTGTCTTATCAACTACATCCAACAGGTTTACTATGAATACTGCTTTAACTGCAGGATTAGCTTTCACATAGAAAGTATGTTTACCTGGTAAATTAGTAAAGAATTGATAAGGACTTGGATGAACTACATCTGGAGCTGTCTCATATACAATATCCGAAACTTCTCCAGTATCTGAAGTACATGTTACGATAGTAGATACTTCTTGTACATCTTTGCTTAGTTCTGCACTTACTGGATTACAAGTTAAAATATACTTAGGTATAACATCCTTAATCGTAAGGCTTACTACTGAACCTTGATAATAAAACTCATAATTACCTGCTTTATCGAAAGTGATAAGAGTGTTCGAATTGTATTTCTCAGATGAACCCTCTAAGTCAATCCCAGTTATCATATTACCACCATCTCCCCAACGTAGGTAGAATTGGCAATTCTTGGATTTGGTTAATTGATAGCCTGCCTTGATATACTTTCCTGCATCTGCTTCAGCTTCAGAGTAAGGTTCTAATTCATACCAATTCTCATCCTCTTCATTCAAAGGTTCTAACCACAAATAGGATTGAGGAGTAGGTATATAAGCAAGTACTTCTACTTCTACAGACTTACTAGCATCACCCACCGATTCAAATTTATAACTTCCAGCTTCATTAAATTGGTATTCTGTACTTCTACCATAGTAGAAATCAGGACCAACTACATAGCGATTAGTTAATTCTAAAGTACCAAGTTTTACCCAAGTACCTTGGGTATTCTTTTTGTAAATGGTCACCTCGGTATCAAAATAACTACCTAAGTTTGCACTTTCGAAAGTAGAATAATAAATACCCGATGTAACCCAAAGATTAACTGATGCAGAACCTTGAGCATTTAGGTTTAATCGTTTGTTTGATACGCCTATATCGTAGTTAATCGTATAACCTAATCTGTAAGCTACTACTGTACCATAATTACTAGCATTACCTGAGTCATCTTTAGTACATCTAAATTGGAATGTACCAGTAGTAGTTGGTGCCCATCTTTGACCATTACGAACTAAAATACCTGGGTCTGAAATACATACGGCAATAAGTTGACTTGTATCTTCGTTAGGATCTGAAGAACGAATAGTTATCAAAGACTTTTCACCGTTGGTAAGATTTATATTCCGAGGTTCACAGAATACCGTATAGTTAGTAGCAATTGCCGTTACCTTTAGAGTAACCTTCTTTGCAGGAAAGTCTGCAATAACCCATTCGTAAGTACCTGCAGAAGTTATTTCCCAAACAGAACCCGAATCTTTAGTTTCATAAGTATTAAGTAACTGTACCGATACGGGTTTAATATTTCCCTGATAATTCATATTTGCAGTTACCCTTACTTTGATTACTGGATTAGTACCTGTAATTACTAAATTATCTGGGTCTGTTCCTCCTTCTACTAAGTTGGCATATATGTGATAAGATTTAGTGTAATATTCTAAACCTACATCTACATAAGTAGTTACTGAATTATCTCCTACACTTCGAAAATAATATCTTTGGTCACCCTTTCTTGCATAGAAAATAGAACCGCTTTCATATTTCTTTGAGCTCCACTTATTCTCAGATGGGTCATATCCAGTTACCTGATATCTTAAATCGGCATCATCGTAATCAGAAGTAATAGTTACTCTAATAGGTACTTCTGTTATATGTCCTGTTACAATCTTTGCAGGACTGATAAGAGGTTCAGCTACAATTTTATAATTGTAAGCCAAATCAAATCCATAAGCAATCTTCCCAGATACATTGTATGGTAAGAATCTATCGAATAACTTATCAATTGATTGTTTGAAAGCTTTGAACTCTGGAGTGGGGGAAGTAAACCCATGACCGCTTATAGAAATACCTACCTCTATACATTGAGCACAACCATAAATCTTATCATAGTTGTATTTGTCGTACTGAGAATAATCGGTATCATATAAGGGGTCTACCTTTTCCCATTTATCCATCTCTCCATCGGTTGGGTCTATAATTGTACAGGTTAGCCCATACATATTAAAAAGAATTTCGAAGAACTTTCTTGAGCCACGAATCTTAAGTAATGAGATTGAATACTTTAAGATAGTTCGAATCTGTTCATCGCTTAAGTTGGGAACTCCCTTGTGTTCTCCGGTTCTAGCAAATGGTAATGCTCCCAAGAACTCCCAGAGGTAATTTAAATACCTCTGCTGAGTTTTATCGATATCGATTATATCTAGAATATTATCAATATCTTTAGTTATATCTTCTTGGAAATAGTTACCACAAATTTCTAGAAATCTTTCTAATATGCCCTTACCGTCGACTTTATAAGTATCTTGCTCTTTAAATTCGAAAGGTAAGAAATCAATTAGGTTTTTAAGATTTGTCATACGATTTCATTTACTTTAAGTGTTAACTGACTTGAGTCTTCGAATACCGGAATATTATAACCTGGGTCTGTATAATCCTTGTTGGGTTCTGCAATGGTTATGGTATATCTAAATCCGGATTGATAACCATTGTTCTGGATATCCAAGGCAAATACAAATCCATTTATAGTATCTCTAATCTGTGTAGTCTTACCCACTTGGCCATCATAAGAAAAGCCTCCCTTAACTGAACGTACTATAAATTGAGTACCCGAGGAAAAAGATATAAAGTAAGACATACTACCATTAGCCTCATCCAATTGGAATTGACCAAGGATTAATTCCTTGTTACCATATACGGTAGTAGGCCATGGTTTAGTATAGAACTTCTTCAAGTGTAAATAATCTACTGATTCAAGATTATCTATGAGTGCATAGATATCAGAGATTCTTACGCTGCCACCAATGTCTGAGTTCTCCGGAGAATAAGCATTAAATAATGCACTAAGAATCTGTGATTGTATTTCTGAAGTTTTATAAGACTTCTTCCCAGTAACTTCTACATCCAAGATAATATTTACTTTACCTGCAGACTTAACGGTTAACCAAGTAGTAAGTGGTGAGTTCTGATGTAATACATCATATACTTTTTGAATAAGGTTAGAGTCAGCAGTAGCACCATTATCAGGAGATATATAAACGATTAGTTTTCTACCACATTCGTATTCTGCCTTTGCCTTACTAACCCCATCAACCAGTTTAGCTAAGTCTATGAAGTCCTGTTTGGTAATAGCTACTCCCATAGTCTTTACACTCAAAGGTATGTGTTCCTTGAGCATACTAAAATTCTCATAGGATGAACCTCCACCTGCAGCATAAGTATTAGATACAGTAGCATCTGTTACTGATGAAGATATAACTGAAGGTACAGAAGTAATCATACCAGATTTTACATTACCATTGATACCAGTAGTAAGGTAGAACTTAACCTCGGATATCTTGGCATTAGCTGCAGGCTTCTGTCCATATTTACCATCACCAAATAAGATATATGGATTTAAAGCTTCATCCATAGTAACCATGAAATGTTTATCGGTGGGTTTTGAATAAGCAAAGGTATTCACCAATACCCAAGATTCTCCACCAATCTTCATACTCATAGTTCCATGTTCGTAGTACTTACCATTAGGTAATGTACCTAAGGTAATAGTTACCCTTTCATCTGAAGGTATAACCATTCCATTTATCTGGCTTTCGGTATATAATTCATGTTGTACAACTGGAACTTTACAAGTAGTTACATTAGCATACCAAGTTACATCCCTAGAAGATAACCATTTGTTACCATTAGAATCTGTAAATAAAGTTCCAGAAGGTATAGTTAATTTAGCACCAATAGAATCTCCAGATACATCCCTGGATACTACCAAATCTACTGATGCTGCAATAGCACCTCTTGCATGATAATCTACCAAAGCTCCATGCCTAACTACTGAACTGTATTTACGAGCAGTAGGTAAGAAGGATTCCCTTGCCATATTATCAATGTAGTAGTGAAGAACTTCGGCAATTGCCGCAAACAATGAAAGGATAATGATTAATATATTTCCTTCCGAGTAATCAGTTACGAGTACATTGCCATCTTTGTCTTTGATATTCGTAAGTGATTCTATCAGCTTGGCCTTAATCTGTTGGTAAGACCTCTGATAAGGGTTGAGCCATTTATTAGTGATTCCCATATTAATAAGAGTTTAATGAATTTTCATTTTTATCGTAGGTCAGGTACAGGTACTGACTAGTAGAAGTTTCATTAACTACATAATGAACTTCTATGTTTATTTTAGCACCTTGTCTAGAAACGGTAATACCCTTAAAGGTAATCCTTTGTTCCCATGCACCAATTGAGCTTTTAATAAACTCTTTAATAATAAAACTTAGGGCTTGTGTATTTGGCTCTTCTATACATTCCCATAGGCGATTCCCAAAGTTTTCCTGTCGAAATCGTTGTCCTATTAAATAATACATTATAGAGCTTATATTATTTCTTACCAAAGCCATATCACCATTAACAGGATACCAACCTGTTTCACCATTTTCGTTTCTTGTAAGTTGAATAGGGAATATCATACCCTTTCCAACAATGTTAGTAAGATAGTTATCCATTAGTGTATACATTTAATGTCCTCATAATCTTCTTGTTTGAAAGTAGAGAACGGTTGACTTGCTTGAGTTACGGTAGGACCTGAAGAACCGGGTCCAGTAGTTACACCCGAGTGTACGTGAGAATTGAATAAAGTTCTTAGAGTTTCCAGTTCTTTAATGGTATTATTGAGTTTCTCGGTTAGTTCTTTGATATTAACTACTCCTTGATTCTCCCCCTTATTTAAGATTACTGTATCACCAGAACCTACACTTACATCTCCTTGTGCTTGAATAGAAATGTTTCCTTTAGCAGCAATGCCTACATCTCCATTTATATAAACAGTTAGCTTTCCATTATCATCATCAAGTACCATTACATTCCCTTCTGGAGTTATAATACCCATTTTATTAGGACCATCCAAAGGGTCTGGTATTTGTTGTAGTCCCCAACCATGATATTCCCATAGGGGTTTAGTTGGGTCTCCAAATTCAAAAGTAACAAATACTATATCTCCAACTTTGGGAGCAAGATACTTGAACCCATTGTTGATAGAACCATGTTGGCCCTTTGCATAAGCCCATGTAATGATTCCACCCATGACTTCTGGACAGCATACTTTAATACGGTTCATATGTTTCTCCGTATCATTATTATCTACCACTATACCACGGTAGACAGAGTAGTATCTACCTAAACCTTCGATACCCTCTTCTGTTAATAGTTTAGCTGTTGAGTACATTATTTCTTGTTGGATTTATATCGTTCATAAGCTTTCATTGCCCAATTAAACTCATCAAAGTTATACCTTTCTTTCATAGAAGGAGTAACCTTCGATTGGTCTGCCTTTACCACATTGGTCTTACCATAGATTGCTGTACCATTTGAAGTTACTACTGTACCTTCTGTACGAACTGTACCTGCAGCAAGAGCCTGAGGGTCTTTAGCATTTATCTCATCATAATAGAACTTATTCTGTAAGAACTCTCCTGCACCTTTCTTATCGATAATTCTACCCTTATCATCCATGTATCTTTCTACGAAGTATACTACTTCATTGTAGGTAAAGTCATGTACAATATCGGAAGCATTAGCAGTATTCTTCTTGTTCTTACCAAAGTCAGTTTTAGCAGAATCCTTAGCATCATTACTTACAATGTCCTGAGTACTAAGTTGGGTCTTAGATGTAGTCTGTCCATCCCTTGCATTATTCTTAACCAAGTCTAATGTACAGAGATAACCTTGACCTGCATCCATTGAATGTTGTACTGACTTGATATACCAAAAGCCTGACCACCTTTTTCCTACATTCTCTAAAGATATTATCTGAGAAGATTGTAATGAAGGTCTACCTACTACAGTCATTTGGCATACCAACTTTCTTTCGGATATCTTAAGACCTCCATTGGCATTAGCATTCATTGCCCAAGTAACCTTATCTGCTCCACCGTATCTACTAAAGAGATTATGATATAACTTATAGATTGGTACTAAGAATGGTACCTTCTTCATTCTTCGTATCTTAACTTTAGCTTTAACCTTTCGAGTCATAGTAGGTGTAGTAACTCCATCTCCAGAATATTCTACCTTATAGGTATCTGGGTATACTGTAATATATGGATTCTTTTCCATTGCAGATATACCTCTCTGAGATTGGTTATCTATCATTTGCTTTTCATAGGGATTACTTGAAAAAGTTCTGATATCTACCATGTGAGTTATGGTTCTACCCTCTGGGTCATATTCTCTTGGGTCTACCCATTCTTCTGCAAGGTATTCCATTTTATATTCTCCAGTAAATAGGTATCTTTCGTTTTCTAGTAATTGCCTAAGATTACTTTCTAACTCTTTACCGTTCTTAGAGTTCTTCAAGATTTGCTGAATAACCCTTTTCTTATCGTTCGGTAAATTGTTTACAGCAGTATTAATTGCTTCTCGATATTGCTCAGTACTCAGATTATCTAAAGCCTCTTGTTTACCTGCATTGTAAGCAACATAGGGTTTCTGAGAACCATACTCTTTCATTGCAGAATTATACTTTTGAGCTTTAGCTCCATATCTTTGTTCAGCTTCCATCTCAGCAGCAATATTAGTAGTAGGATGACTACGGTAATCTTCATAAGGTACACTACCATAATTTACTACCATTGTATTATCTACTTGAGCTACAAAGGGTTTGAGTAAAGTTACTTCCTCTTTCTCTTTTTCGGGTTCTGTGATATCTGTTGAACCTACAATTAAACCCTTATCTTCTGGGTCTAAGGCTTGAGTTAATTGAGCCTTTGCCCTTTTGGTTACTTTCTGAGTAGCGAATGATACTCTAAGTACTTCTCCATTTTCTGATTGGTAAATATAATTGTATTCTGGTTCTTCTTGAAACTTACGGTTGTGTATGTATATTACACCATCCCGGGAATCAATATACCAAGGACCATTTGCATACCCTTTCATCTTTTGTTCTAATTGAACTAAGATGTTATTTCCTATTAATCCCAAGTCACTATCTATCAAGGACTTTAAATCACTGGGCATAGCTACTTGAGCTACTCCACTAAACCTGTTAGCGTAAAGTATCTTTCCAGTAGTAGTTCGACTTTGTTCTGTCGGGACCTGTAGTGACTCGTAAACTTTATTACTTATTATTTGTTTAGCCATTACTGAAATATTTCTATGATTACGCCTATATCATTGTTACAACCATTATCCAAGAAGTTGGATAAACTGTGTTCTGATAAATCTGAATGAGTGTAAGGTGGTTGGAATCTTAAATCTCCAACTGTATCTATACACTTAATCGTCACATGAGTACCAGTAGAATCGAATACACAATCCAAATCTCTAACCTTGATACTTCGTACTGGGCTAGAGATAAATTGACCATCTGGATATATGTATCCCCACTGAAGGTAAATAATTGAGCTTTCCTGGAGATCTTCGATATCTACAGTATCGGGGTCTCCAGTATCAAATGTAATGGTAGCTAAGTTCTCTTTCTCCTCATCATACTTGTAGCTCCAATTACTTATATAAGCGCCAAGAGGTATGCCAGTAATGGGATTCATTATAGGCATACCTCCAGAATTGAACAGAGCCATGTAAGGTGTTGCTGTTCCATTATAAAGTATAGGTTGGTTTGGTTTTTTAGTTGCCGCCATACATAGGTATTCTTAAAATTTGATAAGGTTCTAATTCTTGAAAAGGGTTCAAGATATTATTAGCTTCAGCAATCAGGTACCACTTACCAGAATCACCATAATAACGATGAGCAATACTTTGTAGGGTTTCTCCATCTAATACAGTATGTTGTTTATCGTTATCTGTATAAGGAACATTAGGAGGAGTTACCTCTAAAGAATAATCCCCTTCATCATACTTAAGAGCAATAGCTCCATCATAAGGACTTGCTCCTGTCATGTATTGATTTAAGTCTATCATATCTGTATCCCTTTCGTATTCTTTAAGTCTTCTTCAGTTACGATATCCTGATAAGATAAGTTATAAGCACTTACTCTTTTGAAGATTAATTCCTGAGTTGCAGCTGCAGGCAATAACTTTAAATCCTCAATTGTACATGACTTACCTGCTACTCGAGTCCTTGAAGCATTTCTGAAATTATTCAGGGTATAGGTTGCAGATGTAAGAATGTACTGATGATTATCGAATATACCAGAACTACCCCACTCGATTTTTAAAATCGGAGGGCTTGCTTGATAAGAGTTTGCCTTAGTCCACATTTCCAATAATCGGCATTTAGTAATTACCTCTTTTGGATTATCTGGGTCATTACAGAACCAAGATACATTGAATTGAATTATATCTTCACTACCAGTATAATGGTACATGGGAGTATTACGTCCCATTGATTTAATCGTTGCCCAAGTAGTTTCTCCTCGGAAATCAATTGAAGGTGGTCTGTTCTGAAGAGTGATATATTGATATGGGCTAGCTGTAAGATTATAAATCACTACCTGATTCATGTTTCTTACTTCTGGCATTACCAAGAAGAGTTCTTTATTCTTCGTAACATTCTGGCCTTTAGCCGGGTCCATTTCTTCGTATCCAAATGGAACTCCACCTTCTATTTGATGTTTTAATTCCATTCGATATTGAGCCTGAATCCTTTGATTTAACTTAGGATTCTTTGAATTAGCTCTGGGTCCGAATGGGTTATTTGGGTCATATACTTTACCCTTATCTGCAGTATCTTTAGGCAAGGTTGAAGTTGCCCTATTGAGATAGATTCTGGCCCTCCAAAGTTTATTTAAAGGGCCAGTAAGAACTCCTGCAGAATCTCGAGTGAGGTCATTATACTTTTCAACAACCCCACCTGCTATCTGATTTAATATTCTTGCCATGATTGTTTAGTTTAATCCCAATGATATACCAGTAAAATCTTGTTGGCCACCAGGAGCAAAGTCTCCAGCTTCATTTCCATCTACTGATATATTAATTCTTGAATCCTTAAATCCATCTCTGATTGCACTCCTAACGGCATCAACAAAAGCTTGTTGATTTCTATCCTGAATGGAAGCTTTAGTTTCTTCAGAGGTTAAAGCCGCAGTATTCTTATCCACAGAATTTGTAAGACCACCGATTACTTCGATTAATGCAGGAATAGCTATAGAAGCTAGTAGTCCCCAAGGCCCACCTAAGAATCCTAAAAGTCTACCACCAAGTAATCTAGCACCAAATCCCATAGCACCTTTCTTAGCAATCTGTTGGCCTGCAGTTTTAGTTACATTAGAACCTACTGCTGCTCCAACCCCTGCTCCTGCAAGAGTACTCATTGAAGTAAATCTTCCTCTTGCATCTCTTGCTACTACAGTACCTTTTCGGGTTTTACCTATGGTACCTCCCATTGGTAATGCAAAGAATTTACCTGGAGCCATTTGCATAGCAGTCATTCTCATCATCATTGCTGAGATATTTCTCAGGTGACCTTCAAGGATTGAAGCTTGAACATTAGTTCTTACCATACCTTCTGCCATACCATTAGTTTCTGAAGTAGCTAAAGCCTGGAAGGTACCAATCATCTTGATAGTACCCTGAATAAACTTAAATCCTTGATATAGAGTACCTACTACTGCACCAGTTGCAACTACCTTTACCAAGAATTTACCTGCCCAAGTTTCTTGCATACTGTTAATAATCTTTAGGATACCAGAACCTAATTTAAGTACTGGGCTAAAAACTTCGGCAAGTGTAGAACCTGCAGTTACAATAAAGTTCTCCCAGTTTGATTTAAACTGTTCGATAATACCTGCAGGAGTTTGTAATCTTTCTTGAGTTAAATTTTCTACTGTACCACTTGCACCTGCAACCTTATCCATAAGTTCAGTAAGCTTATTAGCTCCAGTCCAGTAATCCTGAAGTAAAGCTGAGGCAGCTCTTGTACCACGAACTCCAAAGATATTAAACAGAGCAGAGGAGATATCTATTCCTCGTTTACCTCTAAGTTTATCTCCCAATATAGATATAATCTTATCTAATCTCAAAAGATTACCCGAGGCATCTACTAGAGTTTTTGGGTCAATGCCTAAAGATTTTAGCATCTCACCACCTCCCTTTTTCTGCCCGGTTACGGAAAGTGTTAAATAGCGCATCATGTTTGCTAATGCAGTACCAGCTGATGAAGCTTGGATACCTTGATTACCAAGTACTCCAATGGCTGCAGCTGCATCACCCATACTGATTTTGGCATTTCTAAATTCTGCTCCTGAATATTGGAAAGATTGGGCAAGGTCTGTTAGAGAAATATTTGCAGAGGTTACTGCAGTTGCCAATTGGTCTACTACCTGAGTAGCATTCTGTGAAGGTATATTAAAGGTCTGCATGATATTAGTCATCAAGTCAGCAACTCCACCTTTCTGACCAAGAGGCATACTGAAGATAGAAGCCAGCTTAGCTGCAGGGCCAATCATTCTTTCGATTTGCTCCACATTGTTACCAGCCATTGCCAAGTACCTTTCGCCTGATGCAATATCTGCAGCAGTAAGAGGAGTTACCTCATTGACTTCTTTGGCTACTTGCATTAGCCTTGCCTGTTGAGCAGCATTAGCTCCAGACATTTTAGAAGCTAAGAATACTTGGTCGTATACTCCTGCAGAATATTGGTAGGCCCTTGCCATACCTCCAACCAATTCTTTTCCAAACTCAAAAGCATTAGAAGTTGACATTTGAATACCTCGATTCCAGGTATTCATATCGTTCATCATTGTTCTAAATGAGTTCGATATTCTGCCAGCCTCATTAGAGAATCGGTCTCTTAATACCATTGCAACACCGACCTCGACTAAGCTTCTTCTGTCTATCATTTTCTAGTTTTCTTTTTTAAGTTTTCATAATACTCATCGGCTATATCCTTAAATCTTTTCCTTTCTCGATACGGAAGACGCAAAAAGCTGAGATAGTCAATAGCTACCTCAGCTCTACATATATAAGTGAATGTACCCGGGTGGTCTACGCTTCCGTCAGGTAGAAAAAAGTCGGTGAAAGCATTATAGGGTATTTATCAATTCTTCCAGGTATACTCGGATGTTCTACATCGGTGTTACCATCGAAGACTGGGTCATATTCAAAGATTGTTTTACGAATCTCTGCAATGTCTCTTACTGAAAATAAATGGAAGCTTTCTACCTTTTCCCATTTACCATCAATCTGAAGATGTAAGTTCCTTGCAATCAATGCTGCATTACGAGTTTGTTTTTCTATTGGTAAAGTAACCAACATTCTTTCTCCTGCACCAGTAAGCAAATCAAATTTAACTACCTTACCTGAAGATAGAGTTACTTCGTAATCGGTAAGCTTACCTTGTTCTGGATAATAAGGGATAGCGTTTGGTTTCTCGGCCAATTCTTTTTCTGTTGGTAGTTCTCCGTAATTTTCGAATAACATTTCGCTTAAGGATTGACCATAGGTTTGTACTCCGCCTTCTTGGCCCCAATCATATTCAAATTCTACTTCATCACCAAGTGAGAAGATTCTTGATTGGAATAAGATACAGTATCTGTCATTCAAAGGGATACGGTCTGCATCCTCTACCGTTAATCTACGATTAGGAGTAAAGTCGGTATCAACTACAATTGCCTGAATGAACTTAGTAAGGTTCATAAGGTTTCTTACATCCATAGGATTAGATAAGATATCCTCATCTGCACCATTCTGTTCCCTGATTGAGAATTTATAACCTGATGGGGTTATAAACTCATGTGTTCTACAATTTAATTCCATGTTTAAATAAGTTATTTGGTTATACTTTAGTTCATAGTGTTCGCTGTAACAACAAGAAAGGGGTGAGCCCTTTCTAGGAATCCCACCCCTCCCACCTAAAAATCTTAGTGAAAATAGACTAAGCGTTTTTAATACTTATCTACAGTACCTACTGAGAATTCGATACTTTCGATAGTGTTTTCTGAAGCCATTCTGTCCAGGTCTAATCCTGTAATCTTACATGGCCATACCTCTTCGAAGAGGTGGGTGTTAAGTACGGAAACTCCATCTTCAGCAAGTTCATTTACGATTACATTTTCCCAGTATTGGCTTGGTACCAAACCTCCACCAGCAATCATATCTTGGCATGAATAAAGCCAATCATGAAGCCATGTATCTGAACCTGCAGTAGTTAAAAGTTTACCTACTACTAAGTTACCTACAGTAACTCTACCGGCAGTTTTAACGTCCCGGTTAACGTCTCCATGAGCAACCTGGTCAATCTCTACATCTGGCAAAGTACAAGTTTGGAACAGATAAGTATTGATTGGGTGCTTAGGGAATGTGATACTCCAAAGGAATTTCTTTCTTGGATTCTTTACTTTTGCTCCCATGTTTTCTTAATTTTATTCGTTAACGTCCTGAATAGATACGGACTTGGATGCTTGGTCAATATAGATACCCATAGTGATTTCTTGCATCGGAACGATATCCTTGAATTTCAGGATTGCTTTGTATTTACCCTGACGAACATCGGCTTCATTGTTAACCGATAAGTCATTGTACGAGTTAGCGTCTTGGTCACCCATCCAGGTGTATTCAGACATGGCATCTTCATCTACCAAGTTATCCAGCATTGGTTTAACTTCTAGATAAATCTTATTCCAAGTGTTCCAGATATTTGGTTCTTCCAAATACTTTTCTAGAATAGGTCTAAGATTCTTTTTGAGATACAGATTCAATCTTACAATTGCAAGGAATCTTTCTGAATCCTGTTTTACCTGAGAAGAGAAACAATGCCACAGCAAAGTTTGTTTACCTTGGTTAGGAACATCTTTGATACAGATTATATTTGCATAATTCTGTGCTAACTCATTGAGTTCCTTAGTTCTTGAAGGAGAACCATAATTTGGGCATACTGGACCATTACCATCATAGATAATGCCCCGATTCATACCAGCAAATGATTTCCAAGGTCCAAACTGAGAAGCAGAAGCATCTCCTAATCCTGCAATGGTACCAAGAACATCTGAATCTACCAAGTTACCGTCGGCATTATAGTATTTAATACCACCACCAAAGTAAGCAACATACTTACTGTTACCTACAGTACCAAGGCAAGTCTGAATCCAAGTGATGATTGATTTCAAGTCTCTTGGTTGGTCACCCTGAGTATAGTGAGTAGTATATTTTGGTACTTCAATGTAGTAGGTATATTCTTGCAGTTCTTTAACCATATCTACTGCAGCCTTGTGTACTTTAAGTACATCAGCGGATGCTTCAAGATGTTGGTCAATGTGTGAACAGAAAATTTGATATACATCTACGTAATCCTTAACGAATTCCAGAGAAGCAATCCATTCGTCTGCCGTAGGAGTACTACCGGCACTACCAATTGTACCATTCAATTTTACTCCATCGGCAGTGATAGCAGCACCATTGAGTTTAATATCAATTGGGTTTCTTGTCCCATCTACATCATCAGTTAACCATTTGATGAAGTTGTTCCAAGATTTAATGTTCTCTGTCTTTTCGGTTAATACCGGAACGATGTATTCTGAGTTCTTTGCAAATGCACTTAGAGCAAGGTAATCTACAGAAGTATCATTGTTATCATCTGCAGTTTTGTAGGTTACTACTGGACCTTGTTCAAGTACCTGGCCATTAGCACTAATTACTTGATAGTAAACCGTGTTAGTCTGTTTGTAAATATTCACAGAGAAAGTTTCAGCACTACCAACTGGGTCTCCATATCCTTTAGTTACCAAACCAAAGCCAACAGCAACTGAACCAGAAGTAAACTTGAAAAGAGTAGAAGCCGTGGGTTCTTCTGGAGTTGCAGAAGCTACTACCGGAGAACCGTCTTCAGCAGCCTTAGGAGCAGATGCAGCTTTAGCTCTTGTTGCAGCAGATACTACACCTTTGGTTGCACCCTTACCAAGTACACGAATAATACGAAGCTTAGAACCACCATTGAAAGCCTTTTCGATGTTTGATACAGAACCATCTGGTACTATCTCAGAACCAAAGACTCTTTGGAATTGAGAGAAAGATTGGATAAGTTCTGAGGGGTCATCATATGGACCTTTAGTAGTTCTAGCCAATACACATGAAACTCCTAACATAGGAGTAGTTTGAAGAACGTTATCGTTCTTAAACTCGAAATTTACAGATGGTGAATTAGGCATATTTATACTAATTAAGTTAATTACTCATTTATTTAATACCCTCTAGTATTGAGCTATTTTACGTTAAGGTTAAGTAAATCTGACTCTTGCTTTTCGGTTAGTCCCATCAATACGGATATATCCTGAATTGGTACAAGTTCACCTTCTTCAGCAAGTCTCTCAGGTAATATACCATCCTTACAAGTATACTGATATACCTTTTCAAGTAGACCATGATTCTCGTCAGGGTGGTCATAGTAATTACCTATTTCTATAAATAGGTTTCCGGTTGGTGCTACCTTACCATCTTCCCATTCTTCTAAGTTATTATAATAAGGTCTTACGTATCCACGAGAAGGTAATGCTTCATACATAATATTATGAAGCAACCTCATATCGGCTTGAGTATTAGATACCAGATGAATATCTAGAGTTATATCTTTTGTTTCGTAGGGAAATTCTGATGCTTGGTAATTCCCACCCTCTAGTTTATCACCAATGATATATTTGTTCACACCTATATCACCATTATAGAACCCTTGTAGTTCAATGGTAATTCTAGGGCATGTCTTTGCACCCTTAACCTGATTGTTACCTATACCGTATATGGGAATGAATTTAGGCATAGCATCCTTATCTGCCTGAAATCTTTTCTCGTTCTCCTGTGATAAGGGTAGGTAGTCTTCTGGGTTAAGAGTTAAACCTTTTTTAAGTGCCGTTTGTAATAGACAGATATAAAAGGTTCTTTCTACGATTTCTTCTGTATTTACCATGATATCAAACTAGTTGTAACATTAGTAAAGTATTGATTTGATAAGTACCACCATCATTAAATTGGCATTCCCAACTTGCAGAAAAAGCTTGAAAGTATATCCCAGCATTCTTCCTCATATGACTGGTTGCACTAAAACTTGCTTGATAATTATTAGCTATACTACCATAATCAGTAAACCAATAAGAAACAGCTATACCTCCATTATCGATTACTTTAGTTTCTCCAATAGAGGGTATTTTAAAAGGTAATACCTCTTCTGATACTTTAGTTCCCTCTATCAGTTTAGCTCTATATCCTGTAAAGGTAGCCCCAACTGAACCCTCCCAAGGATTTGTAATTTGGTCTTTGGGTACACTTAAAGTAGTACCTGCTGGGTCTATTCGGTAAGAATAAGTTACTTCTCCAGCGGCTTGAGTTACAGTTACAGTTTTAGTTAGACCACCAACTTGCTTGATAGTTAGAATTCCACTGATAGCTTGTTCAGTAGTATTCTTAGAAGTAATGGATACCTCTAGAGTCTTTTCTTCATTATCAGTAAATCTTAGTCCAGCAGTAAATGGAGGTTCCTCTAGGAATTCTGCTGTAACTTCTACATTTTCCCAATCTCCTTGGGGTGTACCATTAATCATTTCCCTACGTTGAGAAGTGATTGCCAAAGTATCAGAGCCACCCTTACCCAATATGTTTATGGCTTCCTTATCTACTTCTAATTTGTATTCGTAGTTAAGGCTGCCTTTCTTTTGAATAAGATTTACAGTCTTAGGTACTCCATTAACTGTAATGGTAAGGATGGCTTTTTTATCTGCTTCTGTATCATTCACTTTTAACGGATGTACCATTACGAGTGCAGGACCAGTACCAGATGTTTTATCTGCTTCAAAATCTGCCATTACTTTGTATATTTTCTAAGTTCTTTTCTTAATTGATTTCGTATCTCTTTCTCTAAAACTACGTTTCCACCTGCTGCCTCGAAAGCAGGTTTCCATAAAGGACGAGGTGGAAGATTACCATCTCTACTACCATACTCCAACATGATAGCAATTTGGTTAAGTGTTTTTCGAGAAGTTCTACCAGAGTATGTTATCTTCCTTAATCCTGGAGGAAGACCAACAAAGGTTCTGTCTTTCTGAGTTACCATAGTAACTGACCTTGCATATTGACCAGTAAGGTTTAATAAAGTATGTGCTCCATACTTCTTAAGTGTAGCAGTAGCATGAGGAGGCCAAGAAACTTTGGAACCAGGTGGAGGTAGACCATTATTTAAACTACGCCTTACTATACGAAGAAGTTGATTGCCAAACTTTCTAGTACCTAACTCGTATCCGAGCTTCATGATACTTGGAGTCTTGGCAATCAACCTCTCAGCCTGACGTTGTTTAACAGGGTCTACATAAATCTGAATATCACATAGATTATTCGAGAGGTTTATGTTAACCTTTCTGCTTGCCATCTTTATTCTTATTTAATCCCAACTCACTGGCAATTTTCATAAGAATATCTTGTTGCATGGATAACTTCTCTGCTACCTCAGATTTAAAAGCCTCGAACTCTTCTTGCTTGTAAGCCTGAGCTGGTTGTTGCTGAGGAGTTAACATGCCTTCAATGGTATGGTAGATGTTATCACATTCAGTAACTATTGCCTCATATTTCTCTCGGTTATTGAGGATATTTACAGCAGTAGTCCTTTGGATATTTACTTCGTTTACGATATTGCGTAAGTCGGTAGTGTAATAAACATTATTATAAATACCCTCTGCAGCATCTGTAGGAAGGTATATAGTCACCGCAGATACAGAGTCTTGAATAGAGATTTCTGTATTTGCTGTAAAGCTTCCATCTGGGCCAGTAGCTCTTGGTTTGCTCTCACCAACTTTTAATACTTTAGCGGTATCAAAGATTGGATACCCAGAACGTCTGTCTCTCTCTAAGGTGTATATGGTATCACCTTTCTGCAATTTAGAAAAAATCAAATCTTCCATGTTCATCTTTTATTAATTAAGTTTAAACCAAATGATACTGCACCTGGATTCCTTTGCATAAAGTCCACCAGATTTAAGAATTGATAGTATCCAAATTGGTCAATGAGTGACTGTGCTTTGTTTGCTACTTCCTTTGCTATCTCTGCATTGGGAGCAGGCAATGTAAGTTGAATAGTAAAATCTTTTAGTTGATTTCCATTGGTTGGTTCTTTCTTAATCTCTTCACTTTCCATATCGTTTTATCTTTAGGTGGGTATAAACGAAAAAAGGAGTACACCTATGTAAGATGCACTCCTTCCTAATCTGGCTTACGTAATGACGACGGTCATTATTAAGCCGGGGTTGTGGATGTAGTCTTAAGAGCTGCAACTACTGACTGGATAATGTTCTGGTCTCTCTGAGCATCTACTACTCGGTTGAGACGGGCAATTTCCTGGTCTTTAGCAGTGTTCTCGATAAGACACTTGATTTCCTGTTGGCCATTCTTGAGGTCACAGCAGCAACGTTCAAGTTGAAGAGCCAATTCGGACTTCACTTCTTTAATCAAACCTTTAGTTTCGCAGCAGCAATTCTGTTGTTCATGTTCCATCTGGCAAAGACGGTCCATAACACGATTGAAGCCTGCTCCCATTTGGTCACGAGAATCCCGGATATCGGAATTGGTTTTGTATCCCAAATCACAAAGTCCTCTTTCCGTTGTGAAACGATTGTTAAGGATTTCTCTACCAACACCAGCAACATCTTTTGCAACTCCGCTGATTTCCTGAGTTACTCCTCTGGCAGCATCAGAAATATCTTTATAGATACCTGCCTTTGCTTCCTGAACAGTAGACTCTACTTTCTGAATGTCAGCTTTAGTGTCATTGATTTTGTCCCATACAGAAACTGCAGCAGCACCAAAACCACCACCTACCAATGCACCACCGACTGCACCCCAACCGGAGCCCCAGCCTGAATTGCGTCCATTACAACAGCAACCATCATTACAACCGCGGTCAGCGACGATTACGCCCTCACCACCAGATTTAACTTCTACTCCCATAATTTTTGAGTTTTAAGTTGTTAAACATAAATTTGATTTTTAAAGTTATTCGTATATGGCCATATACATTAATAATGCTATAGTATCGTATTATTACTAATACAGAGACTTACCCGTAGATTACTTCAAAGTAGATAGTCGGATGGTCAGAATTTTTTGGAGTAAGTGTAACTGTTGCAATTGTAGTTCCATTATTAGAATAAGAACTTCTTAAACTTACTTCTAACCTTATACCTCCACCATAAGCTCCAGCTTCTGAAAGTATTGAAGGAGTTATCAAAAAATAATTGTTCATACCGGGAGAATATTCAATACCTATTTGATAATCCTGTTGAGAATAACCTACTGACAAACCCTTATTGATTTCTGTGGGACTACCACTATCAAAATCCTCAATGGTTCTTGCTTGAAGATTACTTAGTCTAGCTTTCATAGGTTTACCAGTTTGAGGCTTTCCAGTAATCATGCAATTTATTACTCCAGTAGCAGGTAAGTTACACCAAACTCCGGTATATCCTCCAGGAGTCATATCCCCTATGTCAGTAGTATCTGAAGAATCTGGGCTATACCATTGGTAAATAAGGGGGATTTGATTACTATCACCGTAAGAGTAATAGTTACCCAACTCTGCATGAAACTCTTGTTTAATAGTTACGGGTTTAGTCTGAGTTACGTATAGGTATAACCTTTTATTTGATGGATTACCCGGTTGAGTAAAGGTCCTGGTAGCCTGCCTATCATAATCTTCCTTATTCTCATCTACCAAATAAGCGTAGTCATAATTGTTTTGGGCAGTTTGACCGTTTTCTACTAACCTACCCCAACTTACTGGAGTTGCAGTATCTTCGTCTTCATTAGGTTTTATATACTCTGTATAGGCAACCTGGGATTGATTGCTAGCAAGTAAGTACTCACATTTAGAAATTATGGTTATAGGAGAAATGCTACCTGCACTAGAATCATGACTTACATTCTTTATAGTTACACTTTCAACTTGGTCATACCATTGGAAGGTCCACCTCTTTACAGTTGCTACTGGTTTATGAGTAAGGTACAGATAAGCAGATTTACTTGGGTAATCGGCTATCCTATATTGTACTGTACCCTTTAAATCGAATACCGAACCATTGATAGACTTAGGATATGCCCTTACGGTAGTTATAGTTGGGTCATATGATAACGGTGTATTTGTAACTGTAAAGGAATCTATACCAACTCCACTAAAAATAACTTCGTATTCTGCAGCTTCCTCAGTATCAGATTCTATACCATTAATTACTGGTTTTCTCCAACATTTTAAATCTATAGATTGACCATGACTAGAACCAAACTGAGTATATTCCCAATTCATGGAATATCCCCCTACATCGGGATTACCATTAAAACCAATATAATAATTATAGGATACAGTTGCAGCTGATTGGTTGATATCTACTTGGTCAAGATTACTTGTACCTACTTGTCTAATTGTTACAGTAGCACTTCTAATTGAAGATACTTTATTCTCTAAGCAAGTTACGAATAACTCAGCTTGAGTCTGGTCATTACTGTTTTTGGTAACTTCTAACCAGGATTCTTCGATTGGGTCAATGGTTACTTCTACAAATTCTTTAGTTGAAGTTTGTGTACCATTGATTACCTTCGTTCTGTAAGAATTAACTACAATAGTATCGGGGTCTATCATCTTAGCTGGTACATTCAGTACCTTGGATGAAGGCTGAAATATATTAAAGGTATAATTCCAAGTAATACTTGCAGCTTGTTGTTCAACTGTCAAAGTTATCGGAGTATCACTACTACCAGTTTGAAATATAACGATATCTGCACTTCTTTGACTAGTAGTTGTATTCTCATCTACGGTTACTATGAGTGTATTAGATTGCTCTTCTACATGAATCCAACTTGGAGAACCCGGTATAGACGTAGTCCAAGTAGTATCTTCACTTTGACTTGTAACAGAACCGTTAACAATCTTATACCTTTTACTACTTATGGTAAAAGAGTAAGTACCACTAGGCTTAGCAGGCACTTGTTGATTTAAATCTTGAGTACCGTTATTTACCTTTAGTTCATAAGACCAAGCAACACTAGCACCTGCTTGTTTTACACCTAAACTTAGAGTTTTACTACCGTACTCTAAGTTTAAACTACCACTAAGTTGAGATTCAGAAGTATTCTCTGGCATAGTAGCACTTATACGATATCCCACACCAAGTTCATAAGTTACACTAGTACTACTTACAAAACTAGGTTTAGTTTTTACAGTAGGAGTATCATCATGCCAAGTTGTATCTTTACCATTTACCACGTCCCAATAACCAGACCTTACTAAAGCTTTAACAGTTCCTCCAATATTTGGAGCTGTAGGGAAACTCTCCTTAATAACCAACTCTTCTCTAATGGCTACTGTACCTGCGGCCTGACTACAAGTAATGGTTACGGTTTTGCCTGAACCCACCTGCTCATATACTACAGTACCAGTTCTTGCTTGAGTTGTAGTATTCTCTTTCAGGGTAATAGCCACAGCAGCAGTAGCACTTTGTATTTCAGCAGAAGTAGATTTAACTTGGATATTAACACCTTCATGTGAACCTTCTACTAAAGAACCATTAATATATTTTTCACGATAACTACTAATTGTCCCAGATTTGGTTGTACCTAAGGCATCAAAGTTTAACGTTGGAGTAGAAGTAGTTAATGTATATCTCCATTCTACTAGATATGCACTTTGAGTTACCGTAACTTCTTTATAGACGGTATCCATAGTTGCCCTTACTACTACACTTCTTTGATTTGCAGTTTTATTTTCTGCTACCGTCAAAGTAGTACCAGATAAACTAAATCCGGTTACTGCAGTAGGTATACTAAGTGTAGGAGTACCGGTAGCATCGGAAGCTGCATTGGTTGCACCTGAAGACCAATGATTAGTTCTGCTTGCCCTTGCACTTGCAGAGATTTGTGATGTACCTCCCATTTCCGTAAGTGTACTAGGATTTGCAGAAATGGAAACTACCCACGCACCCTGAGTTACATTGGTTATCTTATTTTCTGCTTGATATACATCTTTAGTAGCCGTACCAGATTTACCATTACAAGTAACAGTTACTGTTCTAACACCAAGTTTAGTTCTAGCCTTTGCAGTAGTACCAAGATTAGAGCCCGATACCGAAGCATTCCAAGTTTCTGTACCTCCGGTAGTTAAAGTACCTCCATCGTTGGTTTTACCATTCCATCCCCAAGGCTGAGTCCAAGTGTAGGGGAAAGTATGAGATGCTCCACCCGATGCAGGTATATCTGGTACATCTCCAGTAGGAGTTATGGTAATATTCCCATAGGTTTTTACACCAGCTGCCTGAGACAAAACTGGTGTTAGTTTCTTACCGGATTCTGCCTGAGTAAGAGTATCAGTATAAGAACGAGAACTTTCGGACTTATTTTCTAAAGCTTCGTAATACCCACTCTCTACTGAAAGCCATGATGGTAAACTAGGCCTTGAATAATCAACATTTACTGGACTACCCACAGCTTTACCATTTATATACTTTTGCTTATTCGAAGTAATAGTTAATTCCGTAGGTGTACCTTTACCACCTATAGCATTAAATACTAATGAATTATTCTTACTTGTAAAAGTATATTCCCAAGTTTCAACTCCTGCATCCTGAGTAAATTGAACTGTTATCTGTTTACCTGACTCATTCTGAGTAAAGGTTAAACTTGCAGAACGTTGATTTAGAGTTGTATTTTCTGAAGCTTTATAACCTTCATCATAAACAATCCAGTCCGGATAAGCAGATTGGGTATAACCCACAGAAATAGTATCTCCGATAGCTACTCCATCTATCTGTTTTTGTTTAGTAGTACCTAAACCAAACCACCGAGGAGTAGAATACCCTCCCAAAGCTGGGAAGTTTAAAACTGTGTCTACTACAGTAAAAGCATATCTATAGGTTACCTTATGAATATCAGAAAGTTGTACGGTTTCATTGTTTCCATAGGAACTGGCATTGGATATTTCCAAGCCAACGTAATTTTCTCCCGTTCCTGTAGGAGAGAGTGCCAACAATTCAGCCTTGGTAGGGCATTCGTTTGAATCCTTACCAAGGCCTACTTTAGTTTTGACAGCACTCCATGTTGCTATCTCACCCATATTAATCTAAGTTTGTGAACAAAAGTTTTTCTCTTAATTCATCAATCTCGGCTTTCAGAAGTTTAATACCTTCGATTGCCAATACTGACATCTTAGAATAATCTACCTCTTTAACCAGGATATAGGTTTCTCCATCCTTTTCTACCTTTTCGAAGGCTTCTGGATTAGGAACTGTTTCAGGTTTAACCGTATTCTCAGAAACTAATTCTGGGAAATATTTTTCGATTGTCTGAGCAATTGTACCTATATCGTGATTACCACGAATCATAAATGAATCCGTAGGTATAGAGCAGATTTCATCGAGAGTATGTTCCAATGGTTTAATGAAAGTCTTAAGTCTTTCGTCAGATTCTTTCCATAAACCAGAAGGAGCAGATACCTTCTTAAAGATAATCTCAGCAGTAGTACCCAATCCCAACTGGTCTCTTGTTACTCCATGAGGATTACTCATGTTCTGCATGTGAGTAGTAAGATTGGTTTGAGCATTGGTACCTGCAGCCTTGGCATCTGCAATAGCCGTAGCTTGAGCAGTAGATACTGGTTTATCTGCATCTGATGTATTGTTAACATTACCCAATCCCACTTGAGCTTTAGTTACTCCATGAGGGTTAGATTTATTACCAATATGGGAATCTACTTTGGCATTTACAGTAGTATCTGCTTGAGCTCTTGTTGCAGCTTCATCTGAAATTAACTTCTCTACTCTTGTAATCTCACCTTTTCTGTCATTGACTTCTTTAGTGATATTATTCTGGAGAGTAGTATCTGCACCTCTTAAGTCTTCAGCAACTAATTCAACTGCAGCTTCAAGGTCAGTTCTTACTTGAGTATCTGCAGCTTTTCTGTCGGATACCTCTTTATTGATAGCAGTAGTGAGTTCTGTTTTAGCAGCAGCTATTGCAGAATTTCTATCTACTACCTCTTGAGCAATATCATCAGCCAATTCTCCTTGCAAAGCATTAATAGCCTCAGTTCTTGCTGTAACCTCATCTGAGATTTGTTTTGGTAAAGTAGTATCAAGCTTAACCTTATCTGCAGCAGCCATAACACCAGCTTTAGCAGATGATGCAGTAGGAATTTGTAATCCTTGGATACCAGTATCATCTGCCCTTTCATAATTTATGGCAGCTTTAGAGGCATCTGTAACAATTGAGATTAATCGTATAGGATTAAAAGCCATAAGAGCATTAAGATTGTCTGTAGTAGTCTTACCCTTAGCTCCATCATAAGCAGTACCAGTAATCTCTCCAATTACTACTCCACCAGAAACAATCAGAGACCAAGTAGTACCAGTCCATCTGAATTGATAACCGGGTTCTCCCGTAGTTACATTCTGATAAATCTTTCCTGCCTCTCCCGTTATTGGTGTATTATGGTCAGCATCTGCAAAGAGAGAGATATTAGAAAGATCTCCAGTGGGAGACTTATCGTATGTTGCATATACATCGATTACATCATCTACATATGAGGGTAATTGTTCAGAAGGTACTTTACCATTTTCATCCAGAGAAGCTAATCCACTAGCTTGTGCCTTAGTTGCAATGAAGGCATCTAGGGCATCCTGAACTCCTTGTATGTCCTCGGTTAATTCAGTTTTCAAGGCAGCATCTGCTTCTGTTCTTGCAGTTACCTCGTTATCAATTCGGGTACCCAATACAGTATCAGCAGCAGTTCTATCCTGAACTTCCTTATTGATAGCCGTAGTTAACTTCGTATCTAAGGCAGTATCAGCATCTTTTCGATTTTGAACTTCTGTAGCTATTGAAGCTTCTAAAGCCGTCTTAGTAGTTTGGATTAATTCTTTGAGTTCTGTTTCCAGTTCTGAAGTATCAGTTCCAAGACCATCAATCAAAGCCTTCAAAGCTTTACCTTGTTCTGCACTTAATGGTACCTTAGTTCCACCTGCAGTTAAGTTATTTACTACATCTCCTTCGATAAGAATTTTACCAGCTCTTACTGTAGAAATAGACCAAGCACCTTGAGCAGTTCTCTTGAACTCTCTGTAGAATTCCATACCAGCCAATTCATACATAAATCTCAAAGTAATGGCACCAGTAGTAGGACCACTAAGTTGTAAACTTAATCTAAATTGTTGATAGAAATTGTTGCCGGTATCTACCAATATATAAGGACGGTGTGTAGTGTTATTTGCAATCTCATTAAGCAATTCATCAGTAAATACTGCTGCAATCTCTTCTGAGGTTGCCGAAGCAGATATATTGAATGCTGCTGCCGGGATAATAATTGGTTCTAATTGATCATCAAGTTTTTTCAAAGAATCTACTACATCTACTGAACCTCCCATATAGTTCGTATCGGTAAGAGCCGGCATTACCAAATCATTAGTAAGACCTACTGCAGCTTTTACCTTATTGAATTTAGAATCAGCATCTGCTTTATCGACTTCAATTCGTTTTTGTACTTTACCAAAGGCTGCCGAAGTAGTATCTGTTACCTTTACATCCAAATCTGCAGGAGTAGTACCGGTTGCCTTTATATAGCCATCGAGTTTGATATCAGTACCATTAAGTACTGGATTAGAATCCAAACGATGAGTATTGATAGTATGAGCATTGGTAGCATCAATATTATCCTGCAAAGTAGTATCGGCTTCAGTACGGGCAGTCTCTTCAGCATCAATATTATCCTGCAAAGTAGTATCTGCAGCTTCCCTTGCAGCTTCTTCAGCATCGATACGAGTACCTAATTCATTATCTGCATTGGTACGGTCTGTAACTTCTTTATCAATACGTGCTCCTAAAGCAGTATCAGCTTCGGCTCTAGCCGTTGCTTCAGCAGTAATATTGTCTTGGAGAGTTTTGTCAGCAGCTTTTCTTTCTGCAATCTCAGTATCGATACGAACTCCCAGTGCAGCATCAGCAGCAGTTCTTGCAGCTTCTTCTG